TGTGAGCGTAGCTGTGAGCCTTCTTTTGCTAATTCACCTTTTGACATCTCTCTACACATCGTAACCATCATTGCAGCTGCAAAAGGAGATTCAGCGAATATAACTATTGGTTTTTCCTGACCCGCTGATTTATATAGATTTTGAACAGCCTTTGTCGCCGCTTTTCTATCTGTTGGCTTTTCAGCTAGTTTTACAAATCTATCTATAAATTTTGGTATTTGTCTTTCTTGTTCTTTGGTTAAACTTTTAATAACTTTCATATTTTATTCACCTCCTTTTGTATTGATATTTTTTCTAGTCAACCACAACCTCAACCATATCATCCTTCGAGTATTGTACTTGACGGCGTATTTCATAAAACCCTTTCTTAATATCAACTGGGTCATGATCTGCTGTATGCACTATCTGTGTTTTGGAAGGAACGTCAGCATACATCTTTCCTTCACGATCAACATAGACCGTTCCTTTAACGAGGGTGTGATCGTGTTGAGTACTGTCTGAATGTACCAGTACATTTGTGCCTTTCTTTTTCAAGCCTTTAGGGAGCTTTTCAATTTGTATTGCGTAAATGTCCCCTTGGCGTACTTGATAATTAGTCATAATATATTCACCTCCTTATCACATTCAAAAACCCTATTACTATTAATCCCCATGCAACTATAGATCCTAGTATTAAAATTACGTTAGTTTTCATCTTAACCTTTCAAATACTTCTTCTGTAAGTTCACGGTTATACTCAATAACATTATGGCAAGGGATGCACACCAACAAAGTACCGTTAAAAGTATGCTCACACCTCGGATCATTGCGTTTATATCGGTGAGCGAAACTAAGAGTGTTATCCATCCAACAACCATTAAACCTAAGCTCACATTGAGTAATTCCTTTTTCTTCATATTCTTTTTTTAATTTAGCTCGTGCCTTATTCCACTCTTGAGTACGTCCTGTCATGGCAGTACGGCTTTATTCCCTATAAATATTGGCTTTTTATCAGATATTTGAGCAGTCTCTACTTCACCCTTAGGCTTCCACAAAAACTTAATCATTTTGTAATACTTGTATGGTGGAAACATAGATTGTTGGGTATTCACAACTTTTCCTTCAGATTGTTTGTTAACGGGTAGGATCATGTATTCTTCACCTACGTGATAACAAGCTTTATAGTCTTTACTTACACAGTGAATAACCTTTACATCTTTACCTAGTTCATAATCACGTACCTCAACATATTTTTTAGCACCATCTATTAATAGCTTAGTCTTAATTAGTATTTTCATGGGTTATGTTTTCTTTTAATAAACTTCTCAAAATTACTTAATGGCTTTTCTTTGTAGTTCTCTTTTTGCCATGCCTCTCTGTGTTCATCACTACACCAACAATCATCTTGGATTTTTTCACATTGGACTCTTTCTCCTTTATCGTCTACTTCTTCGTATTTAAAATAACATCTCATATCAATTGACGTGGTTAGTATGCGTCACCACTTTAGTATTAAAACGGTATATCATCGGGATTTACTTCATCTGATACACCACTTGCATCATTTTGCTCATAGTCATGGTCTGACTGTGGCAATGTACTAAATCTTTGGGCTGCTTCTAATAGAAACTCTACTCGCTTTTTATCTATCTCAACGACTGGAATTCCATCTTCAAACTTCACAATATCAAATACTGGTTTGTATATTGTGTATGGCTTCCCACTTTCTAATTGCCCTTGCTGTTTTTCAGTCTTTAGAGAGACTGTGAGAGCTAACATTGGAACATTGAACTTATTTTTAAGTGAAAGAACTTCTGTTTGAAATTGTCTGTGTGCTCCAAGTCCCCACCCTCTTAGATACATTTTGAAGGGTTCGTTAGTTCCTGCAAAAAATCCATAATATACTTTTACATTCTCCATACCAGTCTTATTAAAATTCTCTACTGTTTCCGAGCTTACTGCTACAAGATTTACATCAACTTCTTTGTATTGTTGTTTTGTATCAGTTCTATAGAAGGCTCCTATTTGCATATCATCTACACCTTGAGTAGTAGGTTGCATTATTTTAAGTACTGGAGTATTTAAATCTTCAGGAGTTATGGACTCAGTTCCAATATTAACATCTTTATACAAATTCGCTGGAACTACTTGGTTTTCATTTTTGGCTAGATCATTCATTTGTTGTGTCACCTCCTCCGAAACTCGCATTTATTAAATTTCGTGATATTTGCCCTAAATTTCGCATTCTATTTTGCAAGACGTGTACTTCTACCTGTAATGAACAAAACTCTTCAAAAAATGGCAATTCTGTTAATTTCTGACGTGCGTATGCTTCTCTACTGGGTTGGTTTCCAAATATTGATTGTGCTTCCATAAGTAAACGGTCAAATTCTTGTGTATATTTTAGTTCTAATGTTTTTAATTTTGGATACTGAGAGCCGTAATCTTCTGTTGCTTTTGCTAATTGCTCAGATATTTTATAAAGACTTAACTTCATATAATATAAAATCTATTTGAATATCTGTACTGTCTTGGAATTGTTTTTCTGATATTTCATCACAAATACAGCACAATTGACTTGCTTGATCCTCACATTCATCATAGTGTTTAATTCCCATTTTCTACCTCACGTAACATCTGTTGATGATCTTCTTTTCTTTCCCTTTCCTCAGCTAGATTACAAATACAATCAATAATTACTGGAAAATCAAATTTATCATTAGAGTTATATTGCTGACAGTCAGGATGATGGTCAAGGAAATTATCTATTATTTGATCGTTATATATATTACTCATGTTTGTTTAGCTCTTTTTGTAACAATTTAAAATCGGCATGAAATCCTAACAATAAACCATAGTTACACAATCCACACAACTCAATATATGTTTGAATAGCTGGAAAGTGAAGAATTGTTGGTTGACCTTGTGAAAGATCATTGCCACATCTATCACAACTATTTGTGCTACCGTTTCTATATCTTTTATTTATTTTTTTATACTCTTTTCCTGTAATCATGTTAATTTTTTGGATAGGCAAGCAATGCCATTCCCTCATCTTCACGCTCACGCACATATTTTTCCATTTTTATAAAATCTTCGACTGTTAGTTCACTTATTGTCTTTTTGTGTAAAGGATGATCCCCATCCATTGCAATAAGTAATAATTTCTTAATTTGTTTGTATCTCTCAATTTCGTTTTTAATATATTGTTCCATTTAATTATTGGGTAATAGTTCTATACTTTCATTTATTCCGCTATCTTCAGGAAGAAACCAATTTCTTTTAGATCCTTTTAATTGAATAGTATTAATTTTTCCACTTTTTATCCATCGGTCAATAGTTCTTTCTGATATATTGAGTTCTTTTGCTTTTTCTTTTCTTGTTAAAAGTGTTGTTGTCATAATGTCTATTATATAGCCTGAATATAGCCTTGTCAATGATTACTTTGCTACAGGATATTTGATATGGTTAATACAAGAACCATACCAATCAAATTTTTCAATCCATCCATGATCTGCCTTCCATCGTTCAGGTGCTATTTCTTTTTCATGGTTCCGATCAGCATACTCACGGCACAATTCTTTAGTATTCTCATCTATAGTGATACTTTTTTGTGTTGCTAAGTAAACTTGTGTTGCTAAGTAAACTATTGTTATTATCAATGTAATTATTAGTAGATAAATCAATATATATTTCATAAATTTTTAAATTAAATTTTTAATATAGTTATCTTTTTTTATATTGAAGTTCATTCATGGCTTAAGTTGATCGTGTATATTTCCGATTACTTCAAAATCTACTAATTCCAGATATATAAAATTATCATATGAGTTTGTAGTTCTCCACATACAATTTTTAATTGTTATCCCGTCATCTTGAGTATGGAAATCAACCATAGGTCTACTAAATAATTTAAAACCGCCAGGAAATGAATATACTTGCTCTTTACGAATATATCCCTCTTTAGAACCTTGCTCACGTTCAAGAGCTGTAACAATATCCCCATCATATATGTCTACTCCGTTTTTGTCTTTTAACCCTGTGAATTGCATTAGACTTTCACAATATGTAGGTATAAGCAAATCACTCAAATTGAGCGGATCTATGTCCTCAAAATAAGGCATTGAATAAAACATTTCGTTATTGTGCCAAACTCTAAATTTTATAGCATTCATATATTTAATTTATTCCAGTAAGTAGTACTCACATTGTATTTATGGGTATTGTCTTCAAATATTTTGACTCCATATTCTGTTAATTCTACTTTGAGCAAATTATTCTTTTTTAATTTACGTATATAACTTCTAAAACGTAGTTCTTTTTGCATTTTGGCGTATGTTTCGGCTAGAAGTCAAAGGCTAAAAATTCAAATCCTCGTTATAATTGATACTTATCAATTTAAATTGAGGTTCAAACCTTTATTGCGGTTTATAATGACTCTAAGCCTTCTCTTGTAGTTGTATTTATTCATATAGCGTATTGATCATATATTTCTGGTATTTCAATAGTGTTATATATTTCTTTTATTTTCTTAATAGCTTCTTTTTTATTTTTAGCAATTACAAATTGAGTAATGCCATAGTAGTTTGCATACTCTTCGCTTTCAAATGTAAAATAGTATTTATTCATAGTTATAATGATTTGTATTGTTTAAATAACTGTACGCATTTTTGACTTTCAAGTATCCTGATTGACCATATACCATCCTTCATGATGTAATACCATCCATCCTTGATTTTTAAATTGCCTTCCCTATCAGCTTTTTTGAGCTTAGCAAAATAAGATTTTAATTGTCTAACTTTTTTCATTTTTTGCTGAGTCTGCCAATAGTCAAGGCTATTTACACCTTGTAAGGCTTCAGCACAGTCTTGACCCACTATATATTGTCTTTTATCCTCACCCTCAAGAGTAACAAGCGTAGTTATAATTAAATTGCAATTATCGCAAGTAGTTGCATTATCAGGCTGATAATCACTATCTATATAGTTGTATTTTTGATTTATTGGTAGTTTACCATCAATTGCTTTCATATTTATATTTTTACGCCTTCACTTCTAGCCCATCTATAAAGCCCTTCATCATTGTTGACCCACTCTTTTAGTTCTTCAATGCTAGTAGCTTCATAATCATAGTATGATTTAATAGCTTCAACTATTTCTCTTCGGTTATTTTTTATGAATTGTGTTAGTGTCATATTTTATTTAGTAGCTTATTTAGGCAAGGTAACCATAGTTATATATAAGTTGACCATTATTACTTCTAATCATGTGGTCAATGCGTAATTCAGCCCTAAAATAGTCTGAAAGATATCTATAATCATCTTGAGTTTTCTTGACTTGGCGAGCCTTTAATATCTTAATAGTCTTAGCTGGGGTAAATTTCATTGACGCAAGAGTTGAGGCACAATCTACACCAACGTGAAGCTCTTTGGCTTGGTCATCTGAAACGATAGCAACCCATGAAATGACCTTGCCACAACGTTGACAAGATTGAAATGGGTCACCCTGATAATAAGATAGAATTTTCATATTTATATATTGTTAAGTATCACAATTCCGTTAGTTTTTGGTATTATAATTTTATTTATAAACTCACTTATAGCTTCAAGTGAAGGCTCAACGGCTGATTTTTTACAAGCTTCATAATAGATATATCGTATTTCATTAGCCCATTTTCCAACCCATGTGATATTAATACCATTATTTATTGCTATATATCCATCAAAGGCATGTATTTCAGTATTTTTCATATTTTATTTAGTAGCTTATTCCGACCTGACTGCTACTGAAACGGTGTTTTTTAGGGCTAACAGTTAATATTTAAGCGAATTAGTTTGTAATAAGCTTAACTATAAGTAGTATACACCATTATGTCTACTTGTCAAGTACTATTACAGACACAATATAGACTGTAGCCTCAAAGTATAGTATTTTGCTTCTAGGATGCGATTCTACAATATGAAGGTATAAGTAGACAGCTTTTATATTTCAGGGGCCTTAAATCGCATTGTCCATTGACAGTGTATAATATAAGTATGAAAAAACGATCATATCCTCAAGGGAAAGTGAAAGCTATAGCCAAAGCATATATTAAGAATAAGTTTAACGGTGCAGCAACAGGCATGGAAGTATACAATACTACTAATAGGAATAGTGCAAAAAGAATGATGAGTAAAGCCCTCAAATCCCCAGAAGTAAAGAATGCAATACAAGAAGAACTAGCAGCAGTAGGAATAACAAGAGAATACATCAATAAACAAATGTACAAAGCTATAGATAAGAATATAGAACTTGGCAAACCCTCTCAAGCAGTAGGAGCACAATTATTGATACAAGCGCAGAAAATCTACAATTACCTACCGAAGGATCAAGCAACTAAAGTGAGAGAGACTCGAAAAGTATTTTTAGACAAAGATTTCAATACTGTCAAGGAGGAGCTCACACAGTCTATTAGCCTCACACAGTCCCTTCTTAATGACCTATAGTGATTAGTTTAGAGAGTATAGGTTCAAAGTTATGTCGGTTAATGATTATTATGCGACATAGAGTAAGATTATGAGGCTAAGAAGACCCCGTATACCCCCTAATCCTTTCCTTTAAAATAATTTACAAGCTCAGTTTTAATACGGAATAATTTTTTAGGATAAATAGGCTATATTTTTCCCAGGATTATTTTTTAGGATAAAAGGGAGGTATGGTTATTTTCAACACAGGATATATTTTTCTAGATATATGTGATATAATATATAATATATAATGAATATCTATTTAACATTTGAAAGAGAAAAGAAGTTGAGGGACTATGCTGAAAGAAATGGAAAGAATCTCTCAACCTTTGTTGGAGAGTGGATAGATGCACTAGATGGTACGGACTTCATAGAAGAATCAAAACAAATTTTACAGGATGAATTATCCCAGAAACCTATGTGCGATAGACCTTTTTGCAAACAACGCAGTGAAGGAACATATAGAGTTACCACCAACGAAGGTACGGAGGCATGGATATGGAATATGTGCATCTATCACTGGAACCAAGCACGCAAGGAAGGAGAAGTAAGTGCAATCTAAGATCTTTACCCCTAATTGGAAGTTAATGGGACTTTCTTCTTCTCAAGAGGGAATGATGCATGTTATTAAACACCTCTTTAAAAACAAAGAACATATTGTCAAACTTGGATTTAATTCCGAGGTTCCAATCTATGTAGGTGAACATCAATTCATCCTAAAAGGGAAAAATCCTGGTAGGAAGAAAGACAAGGAGGTGAAATAATGGATACATTTAGAAAAGAATATACCCCATTATCAGATGAGCAAAAACACGCTGTTGATTTAATTAAAACATCAGCACAGTCTATGCTTGACTCATGGAATGAGTTTGTGCCACAAGATGAGAGGTCTGAGCGTTCAAGATGTATGGCTATTGCCAGAACAAATCTTGAAACTGCGATTATGTACGCTGTGAAAGCAGTTACTACAAAGGTTTAAAGATGATAAATCCCTAAAGTCACCAGTAACCAAACCAACGCAATAACCGACACGATTAGTAAAACTACGTACTTTAATGGTTGTGGTAATGTTAGTTGTGCCAAAAACCAATTAATAGCATATATGATCGCTCCGACTATTATAAGTTCCAAAACAAATGTTATAAGACCAGATATGTTAGTTAGCATATAATCACCTCCTTTTATTAGATTCTACACCACGATTATTAAGGGCTTGTAAGAGACTTGACTAATGGGTTATAATATATATGCTGTTGAATAGGAGAAAAAACGATTCCTGAAGTGGTAGGCAAACGGCCCTCCTAAGCCTACAGCACCTATCACTGCAAGAGTCGTTTTTTTATGCTTACACACGCCACCCACTACGATTTATACGCTCCAGGTATTAGAGAGTTACTAAAGACAAAAACCCCAAACGAAGTTGTAGAGATACTAGCCCGTTTATTGCATAAAGATAATCCTAAGTGGACATATAAGAAATTAGCACGAAGATATGTAAACGTAGCTTTGCGTTAGGAAGCAATAGACAACTCTATCAAGAGTCCTTACTTAATCGGGGGCAGTCGCATGACCAACGACTTAAAAACAGAATGTGTCGCCGTTTCTAAAAAAGAAACAAACGTTAGATACCTCACAAGACTCTTAACTTTTTTAAGAGGAAGGTACAGATAGATAGGGAGGGGGCGTTAGCCCTATATATGAACAGCCTAGAGTGTGAAGACTTTAACAGATAGAGTTATCTATGAAGAATATATTCACGAAGTTTGTAGGTTTGTGTATCAGATTCCAAGAAAACAAAGAAGAAGGAAAGGGCACTATAAACACCTTTATTGTCCTATGTGTGATAAAGAAGTTTTTTTTGATTTGAAGTAAGGAGAGGACGAGTAAGTTACCTCTCGGCTTTCCCCTACAAGTCCTCCCTACACCTAGCTTCATTATACCATGTCAATCCCCATTTGATATACTGTATATATGAATAAATTAGATAGGGAAAGAAAAGCAAAAAAAGAGATTGGTGAACAACTTGAAATACTTGATACTCTTGGTGGTGACAATAGAAAAGAAGGTATTAAGCTTGCAAAAAAACTATACAAAGAAAAGCATGACAAGAGTGAGAAAAAAGATATGGATACGGTGGAAAAACTTAATTCCGCCAACAAATCCAAAGAAGTATACTATCGATCTATTCTTGCTGAATGTAATTTAAGAATGAGTGAATATAGTCTTCCTATTGGGTTTCGGTGGATTGCAAAAATATCTGAAAAGGGTCTTGCTATATATATAGGAACTCCACTAGGGCAAATGGGTGGGGGAGTGAAAGTGGTTGGTGATCCTTTTATTGATGCTAAAGGAATGATTGGACTTATCAGGCAAGCATTAATTGATATCGATATGATTAGAGATCAATGGAAGATACAATCATCAATAAAAACAAAGAATTAATCGTCGATCAATTAATAGCAAATAACCGTCAATTAGATGAGTTACTTACTATTAAGGGGAAAGAGAATTTATTCATATTCAATAAATATATATTGGGTATGGAGAAAGGCAACAATGCAGTTAAGTTGGGTAACTTCCATAAAGAGTTATGTAATTTTGTAACCGACGGCAAGGATAGGAAAAAACTTGTACTTCTTCCCCGTGGACATTTAAAATCTACGTTAATTACTATTGGGTATTCTGTGCAGTCGATTATTAACAATCCTAATATCCGTATTTTAATTTTATCAGCTACCTATGAGATGGCAGTCGATTTTGTAACTGAGGCAAAGCGTCATTTAAAAGAAAACGAAACAATTCACCGATTATATGGAGATTTTACCGAAGGAGTGGAAGAATGGTCAGCAGATAGAGTTACATTAAAACGTACAGATCATAACATTAAGGGGCCAACACTAAAAGCTGCTGGAATAGATTCAAATTTGGTTGGTTCACATCCTGATCTAATTATCATAGACGATCCGCATAACCGTGATAATTCTCAAACTGCTGATAATATCGAGAAGGTTATAAATCGTTTTCGTGATTGTATTGATCTTCTTGAGCCAGGTGGACAGTTAATAGTTATTGGTACGAGGTGGAATCTCATTGATTTATATGGGTGGATACAAGATAAAGACAATCATATTGTTCAAGATTTTGATGTAATGGTAAAGACTGCGTATGAAGGGAATATTGAGACGGGAGAAGGGTTTGTTCCTTTATGGCCCGAGAAGTTTACTTTAAAAGAATTGCAGTCTCGTCTTCGTGCTGATGGATGGGAACAGTTTTCAGGTCAGTATATGAATAATCCAGTTCCGCAGCAAAATGCTACCTTTAAAAGAGATGATTTCCAGAAGTATGATCCATTAGATATTCGTGGAAAAGAGATGTTGAAGATTATGACTGTTGATCCAGCTATCTCTTTAGAAAAAACGGCAGATTATTCGGCTATTATAACGTGTGGGATAGATACTTTTGGAAATATATTTATATTAGATATATGGCGTGATCGTGTACAGCCTTCAGAGTTGATTGACAAGATATTTGAGATTTATGAGGCACATCATCCAAATCACGTTGGGCTAGAAACGATTGCTTATCAGAAGGCACTTGCCTATACAATACGAGAACAAATGCAGGTGAGAAATCGTTACCTTCCTATATCAGAAATTCAACCGCATGAACGATCAAAAGATCAACGTATAAAAGGACTTCAACCTCTTTATGCAAATCATAAAATATTTCATCCAGAGAATCATAGATTAAAGTTTTATTTTGAAGACGAGTTGGCTAATTATCCACGTGCTGGGCATGATGATATGATAGATGCTTTTTCATATGCTCTTGATTTTCTTCACCCACCAGTTAAAAGAAAAGAACGATACCGAAGCTCAAGGTATTTATATTAGGTAGTATATAATTAAACTATGGCAGATACTTTAAAAAAGGAACCGAAGATACGAGATTATTATAGTCCTGATGATGATGAGAAAGAGAAAATCCGTTTTGTCTATGATCGTCGTGATGCTATGGAAAATTCTGCTGATCGTCAGCAAGCATTGCATAATGCGGATAAATGGGATAAGAATTATGAAAATCTTCGTGACTCATTTGAAAAATCTGGAGATGAATGGCAATCAAATCATGTAGTTCCAGTAACCATAGCTGCGGTTGAAACTGCAAAAAGCGAAATTTCAGAACAACAAATCCGTCCTATTATATCTGCTCGTGGTGCAGAAGATGAGTGTAAATCTAAGGTTTTTTCTCGAATATTTGATTATGGATGGGAAGTCTCAGATTCAGATTCTATGGTAGATGATGCTGTACATGATATGTTAGTGCAGGGAACAGGTATTACACAGGAATATTATCTAAAAAATACGGTAAAAATTAGTGGGAAGACTGATACAGATGTGTCTGAAGTAGATGAATATGATGATGTAATGGGAGAAGTTGTTAAATTGCAGGATTTTTATGTTGATGAGTTTGCTAGGGGGTTTACTGGGCCGTATGCAGCAAGAGATTGTATAAGGCGTTATGTGATGAATTATTCTGATTTTAGACAGTTCTTTAAAGGAAAAGTGTGGGATCAGTTTGATAATGTTCAATACGTCAAACCAGGGGGAATAGATGTTAATTACTACGAATATTTTAAGCCCCCAACGGGAATAGATGTATCAAAACAGGTAGAGGTATTGTGGTATTGGTCTAAGTCTCCGCAAGATAGACTCCGAATAGTAGCTAATGATGTACTTATCAGAGATAGTGGGAATCCTTATAAGCATAAACAGCTTCCTTTTGTAAGGTGGGTATGTATCAAACGGCCTCATAGATTCTATGGAAAGGGTATTCCAGAGCTTCTAGAGTCAGTACAGGACGAACAAAATACTCTAAGAAGAATGATAATCGATCGTAATCACCTTGATATCGATAAGATGTTTCTTGTTTCTAATAGATTGGGGCTTTCTGATGATGATGTAATCGCACGTCCACATGGAATGATTCCTGTAGATGATGTAAATGGTGCAAAAGCGGTTGAATATGGGGATATACCACGCTCTGTAGAACTTTCTTTAAAGCATTTAGAGGATGATGCAACTATCTCTACTGGAATTAATCCTCGTGCACAGGCGATGCCTACTGCTGGAACAGCAACTGAGGCTGCAATTCTTAAAGAATCTACATTAAAACGATTAAGAAGGATTGTTTATCTTATGAAGAAAGAGTCTATGACTCGATTGGCTCGATTGCGTTCAGCAAATATTCTACAATTCTATTCACAGGTAAAAATGGAGAAAATAGTAGGAGAGGCGGGTACTCAGGAATATGAAGCAGAAAAGACGAGGCTAGAAGCATTGGGTCAATATGTCGAAAAAGACGGTGTTGGATATAAGGCATCTTATAGAACTATTCCTTTGCAGAATGAAGCACTCTCTATAGACGAAAAAGGTAACCCTCAGATTAATAGTGCCTCAACAAGTGGGTTTTTCTTGGCAAAACCAGATTATTTTATGCCACTTGCTCGTGGTGGATTTGATATTAAGTATGATGCGGGGGCAACTCTACAAATCAGTAAGCCTTTACAGCAACAAAAAGATCTTGAATGGGCAGATAGAATGCTTGCAATCGCACAATTAGTTCCAAATGTGTATGATATTGTAAAAATCGGAGATGCAATAACACGTTCTTATGACAAAGACCCTAATTCTTTAAAGGTAGATCAACAAGTTATGAGTACGCAAGATAAACAGTTAGAAATGACAGTAAAGCTTGCAGGAATGGAAAATGACATGATGATAAAGGGCCAAGATGTGCCCCCAACTCCAAATTCATCTCCTCCACATACCATGGTACATATATCATATATGGAGTCTGAGGGTTTTCAGAAGAATCCTGATCCTAAAATAACAGATATTTTTACAAGGCACGTTACAGGGGAACTTATGGCTCAACAGGGAAGGCAAGATATTCAATCATCCCAAAATGGTGGTCAACAAGAGACTAATCCAACTTCAATATCCCAAGGAATCCAAAATAGGCCTGGTGGAATGTCTCAACCATCCACTCAAAATCCTTTAACGGCTAAAAATACGGGTCAAGCTCAAGTATGAAGATAACGAATGAAGAAAGAAAAATATTAGAGTCTTTATCAGTATCTTTATTGAGATTTTTATCGAAAATAGCTGAAGATAAGGAATTTGAACAATATAAAAAGTTTGTTAATCAGCTTGTAGATATGGAAAAAAATATAAGTTTTGGATTACCAGAAGATGATAGGTTGCTTTCTAAACATGCTTATTCTAGAGGACGAGTAGGGGGATATTTAGAATCAGCTCGAATAATGGCATTTGCAAGAAATGAGATTGAACGACGAGAGGCAAAGAGAAGGGAGGCGAAATAACATGGCAAAAAAGAAATGTCCAAAGTGCGGAGGAACAGGTAAATGTTAATATGAAACTAGATCGTGAAACAGTTCATGAATTAAGAAATACTGGTATGACTTTTGAGGCTATTGGTAAAATGTTTGGTGTCAAAAGACAGAGGGTATGGAATGTATATAGTGGATACGATTCTATATATAAGAAGACTGATAAATATAAAATGTATAAACGACACATCAAAAGTCATTTTCCAGGGGCAAAACCAATTAAACCATGTACCTATTGTGATTCGTCAATCCCCACCACGTCAATAGGGGTTCCGCAATTGTGAAACTAATATAATATTGGACGTAGGATAACTCAAACAGAGCCCTACAATATGGCAGAAGAACCACAGGCCCCCATTCAGGGACAACCAACAGAACCAGAGGCGAAAGCCGAAGGAGCACAAAGTCAAGTACCTGAAAAATTCAAAGGAAAGTCAGCAGAGGAAATTGCTACAGCTTACGAGGAATTATCAAAAACAATCGGAAGGCAAGGCGAAGAACTCGGACTTACTAAGAAGGAATTAAAGGAACGAGACGAGCAAATTAACAAATTAAATTATCTAGTACAAGTTATCGAAAGCGATGAGACATTGTTCGCTGCGGTTACGTCTAAAATAAAAGGTAAACCGCAAGAAACACCTCCAGCTGAAGATGAAGTCAAACAGACTATAACGAGTAACGTAATTAAAGAATTTGAACGAAAATACGGACTTGATAAACTTGATCAAGATAAGGCTCAAGCAATAAGGACTGCAATAGGCCAAAAAGTTGAAAGACTAACAGGAAAATCTATACAAGATGTTCCATTAAGCCAACTAGCAGAAACGCTTGAATCAGGTTATACACTTGCAACGCAAAACGACAGAGAAGAGCAAGCTCGACTCAAGGGAATTGCAGAAGCAAGGGAAAACCAAGAAGCAGAATTTGGGAGTATCCCATCAACAGGAGTACAGGGTCAACAAAAGACAATTACGCCTGAAGAACATAGGGCTGCTCAAAGATTCGGAATGACAGATGAAGAATATTTAAAATATAAAGACAAATAATATATGGCAAAAACAAATAACAAAGGATTCTTTTTAAGAAAGTCTCTACATGGACAAGAGGCTCCTTCTACAGCTGATATTCTCATTGCAGGATCAGCTACTCTTATTGTAGGACAACTCGTTAGAGTAAATACATCAGGATTTGTTGTCCCAGCAGCAACGGGTGAGGTATTTACTGGAGTTCTTGCTGGAATTGTAGATAAAAATGGAGTATCTGTATTTTCTCCACGAGCACAAGGAACTTCAGGAGCAACTATAACAGGGGATGATACAGTTGTAACTGCTTCAGATAATGCTTCAAATGCAGCAAAGAATCTTAAAGCACAAGTATACATTGATCCTTGTGGATCACTTCTTTTCTATAATGATGCAGATGGAGATTTTGCAGATACTAATCTTTTCCAATTCTTTGATGTAGCATCTGGAACACAAGTAACACAGGGTTCAGCATCAGATTCAAATGGACAAGTACAATTGATTCAAAGAGATCCAGATGGAGATTCTGATCTTTCAAAGGGTCTTTTCAGAGTAAATGAAACAGTATTTAACGCAGGTGTAGATACTGGAACAGCTAAAATAACAGCATAATAATATGGCATCAAATAGAGCAAATTTTGCAGACTTACTAACACCAGGATTTAGAAAAATCTATGATGACGCTTTCACAGAAGAGCCGATGAAGATGGATTCTATCTTCCACATCGAAACTTCTGAAAAAGATACAGAAAGAGATTCAGGAATCACAGGATTTGGACTTGCACAGGCTACAGCTGAAGGTGCTCCAATCAACTACGATGATCCTATCCAAATGTATGATAAAACATACACCCACATTAAATATACTCTCGGATTCAAGGTTACTCGTGAGTCTGTAGATGATGATCTATATAGAGTATTCTCAAAGAAACCAGCACAGCTTGCGAGAGCAATGAGGAGAACAGCTGAAACTCAAGCAGCTGCGGTCTTCAACAATGCTTTCTCAACATCATTCCTAGGTGGAGATGTTAAGCCATTGGCTTCTACTACCCATCCACGAGCAGATGCAGGAACAGCACAATCAAATGCTTCTTCAACAGGTATTACTTTAACCGAAACTAATCTTGAAACACTTAGAATTGCTCTTAGAAAGCAATTGGATGATCGAGGTATGACTATCTCAGTTGCAGCTGATACTATTCTTGTTCCAGTAGAGCTTGAAAAACAAGCTCATCTTATCATTGATTCAACTATGAGACAGGGTACAGCTGATAATGATATGAATTTTTACAAAGGAACTCTTACTATTATTCCTTGGGAATACCTTTCTAGTTCAACAGCTTGGTTCTTGCTTGATAAATCACAACATCAATTGAATTTCTTCTGGAGAGAGAGACCAACATTTAAGAGTGATGAACTATTTGATACAGAATATGCTGTATACAAATCAACCATGAGACTTTCAACAGGATTCTCTGACTGGAGGGGCGTAATAGGCTCTAAAGGCGACGGAGCAGCTTACTCAAGCTAATTCATAGGGCACAAAACCCCGTCCTGGGTGCGTGTCCTTAACCGACATCTCAGGGGCAAAAATATGTCAAGTTCTCATAACTCATTAGAATTAAGACCAAGACGACAAGCTCAAGATCCTTCTGTTCCAAAGGCTGGAGATATCTATTTTAATACAGTTAGTAACACCTTCATGCGTTATAATGGTGCAAAATGGAGTGGATTTGTAATGTCATCTTCGACTTCTACTTCTACTTCTATTACTACTTCCACTTCAATTACTACATCTACTTCAACTACGAGTACTTCAACATCTCGTACTACATCTACATCGATTTCAACATCAACTAGTACGACAACAACGATTTAGTATAATTAATATATGGAAAACGACGGCGAACAAACAAGAACACACATAACAGATTCAAGAGCACGTATACGTGTTGAAAGTTCTGAGCCAACTAATGCTCAAACTGGTGAAATGTTTTTTAACAGACTAACCAATTGTCTTTGTTATTATAACGGAAGCAAGTATATAGCTACACCATTTAACGATTAATATGAGTACACACATAGATAAACCATCTACACATTATCAAGCATTTGAATCTAAAATATTGTCTCAAACGACTGCTCCAGTCGAACCACAAGATGGAGACATGTATTATGATACTGATGACAATAAACTTTGTATATGGAATGCTTTAATTAGTCAATGGAGATGCAAGAATTTTACAACTACTACTTCTACTAGTTCATCTACTTCAACTACGAGTACATCGACTACGAGTACAAGTACCTCTCTTACCACAACCACATCAATATCAACATCAATTACTACCAGTACGACTACAACACTATAATGGCAAAAATAATTTTAAATCCAACAACAGGATCTCCAATTTCAAACATTCAAATAGAAGGTAAAAAGTATTTTGTTGATAAGCCATTTGAAAAGGGGACAATGGTTAAGATCGAAGACGATAAGGTTGCTGATATCTTACTTGGTATTTTTGAATTCCTTGTATATATGACTCCTAAAGATGTTATTGACTATAGAGCTACTGCGTCTAAGAAAAAATATCCTTGTGATGAGTGTAGCGTTGTATTAATGTCTGACATTTCATTAAAAGAACATAAGGCAAAACATGAAGAAGATGCAAAATTAGATAAGGAACTTGGAATAGAGGTTGTAACCGCAGTTGATGTTGAAAAGAAAGTTGAAGATACAGTTGCTCTTTCTCCTCAAGAGAGAATAGATGCTCAAGCACGTTCACAGGGGCTTGATTATGGGGAAGGAATAAGAAAGGAATAATATGACAACTAAACCAGCAGTAACACCAGTACCAATAATAGTAACAGGAACAGGAACAGTTTCGCTTTCTGCTCGTGAGATTGTATCTATCCATTATTTAAATACTACAGCTGGAGTAGGAAGAGTGGATATTTCAGATGGTGAAACAAATGAGGGAATAGTATTGGGTTCTGGAGTACAGGGAAGTACTGACCATTGGACTTCATCTCAACCAGTTAAATTTAAAAAATTAATAGTTACATTTACTACGGGAACAGGTGTAGTAAGCATTCAAACAAACTGATCTAGTTTGCTATAGTTTTATCTCCAAATGCTCATTGACGAACCTCTTTTCTCATGATTATAATATAGTCATATTAGACCATAAAGGTCGACACAATGAAAAGAGTTTTTATTCTCACTTCTTTTTCAGACTTCCAAAAGGCATATTCTTTGAATATAGTCGTTCAGACCCAAATAAAACAATTATTACTTGCAGGGTATGAGCCCACAGTAATCGTACATGATACAGCAGAGCCAGAAGGTATCTATGCTCATCCAGCAGTAAAGATTGCATATATCCCTAATGTAGCGTGTCATAATGAGGTTAGAAAAGATGATACATTTGAAGAAGATGTTGCTGCTTTAGAAGCAGCTTTATTTAGTATTTTAGAAGAAGCTGATGTTGTTCTTTCTCATGATATTATTTATCAACCAGCTTGCTTAAAGCATAATTTTGCTTCTCGCAGGATAGCTAAACGTCTTCCAAAGATAAAATGGTTGCATTGGATACATTCAGCTACTTCTCCAGATCTGGTAAATCAGATTCAACCAGTGTTTGGAGATGAATATCTTAATCTCATTAAAACTCCATTCCCTAATTCTCTATATATCTATCCAGAAACGTACACAATTCCAGCAGTTGCTCGTAATTATGGTGTAGATGTAGATACTGTAAAACATGTACCCCATGCCACTGATATTTGTGGATATTTAGGTGTTGATAAATATGTAGAAAAACTTTGCTATGAAAAAGGGATATTGGAAGCTGATGCAGTATGTACCTATCCGATACGGTTAGATAGGGGTAAGCAGGTAGAATATGTTATTAAAACAATGGCGATGTTAAAAGATTTTAATCTAAAGGTAAAGGTAATAATTGTTGATTTCCACTCAACGGGGGGAGATAAATTGACTTATAGAGATGAATTAAAGGAAATTGCTATTGATTATGGACTTTCTAAGGATGAGTTAATATGGACTTCAGAAGAATATGAGGAATGGTCTCATGAGGTTCCACAGAGTGTTGTAAGGAACTTTTTTCTTCTATCTAATGTATTTATAATGCCTTCCGTTTCAGAGACTTACTCTTTAATAACCCAAGAGGCTATGTTATGCGGTAATGTAGTGGTATTGAATCAAGATTTTCCACCATTTAGATCTATTTATGGAGAACATCCTATTTATAAAAAATATTCTTCTGCATCGGCTGTATTAGCGGATGTTGCAGAATCAAGAGATGGAAATAGCTGGACAGGTACTAAATATGGTTCTGATGATTTACCAGATGATGCTCGTGCTAATGCTGAAAGACAATACCATAGAGGAACGGCAGGACTTATAGCTTCACGATTGAAAGGCTCAGAACATCAACAAAAAAGATGGGTTATTAAAAAAAGAAACTTGATATCAGTATTTAAAGAATATTTAGAACCGTTGTTCTATTAATGGAAATACTACAAATTATAGCTATAGGAATAATGTTTATACTCTTAGGTAAATATATTAGGTCAGAACATAAGAAAACTCGTAAGGAATCGCAAGAAATAAAAACACGTCTCACTCAAGTTAGGAAAGATCTAAATAAAATAGAAAAGAATACTGAGTATTTTGAATGTGATTGTCATTGTTAATATGAAGGACGCAGTTTCAATTGGAAAAGGTTATGTAGGTAAGGCTACAATGAAGACTTTTGGTATAGAGAAATTCTATACAAGAAGTGAGAAGAATATTACTCTTGATGAGATAAAAAAGACAAAATATATTTTCATATGTCTTCCTACTCCAACAATAAGTGGAAGATGTTTTACTGACGATATCTATGAATTTATTGATAAGGTTAAAAATCCTGATTCAATATTTATTATCCGATCAACTGTAGAGGTTGGGTTTGCTGAGACTTTGAAGCGTGAATTGAAAGTAAAGGTTGTTTCAAATCCAGAATTCCTATCAGAGGCAACATGGGAACAGGATGCAGTTAAACCAAAAATGATTGTGTTGGGAGGAGATGGGCCATCACTAGAGGCAATAAAAGGTCTTTATCAGGGAAGATTTAAATATTCAAAACCATTAGTAGCTGATAACACAACTGCTGAGATGATTAAATATGCTTTTAATTCATGGTTCTCAACAAAGGTTATCTTTTCTAATGAGATGTTTGATATATGTCAGAATTTTAAAGCAAATTATGAAACGGTTAAAAGAGCTTTAGAGACACATCCATGGGGAATGACTAATCATAATGTAATTTTCTACAATGGAAAAAGAGGACTTGGTGGTCATTGCCTTCCTAAAGATATTGAGGCTTTTGCAGACCAAACAGATAATGATTTTTTCAAACTTATAAGTGAAAGACAATATGAACAGGAGGTGACTAATGGATAATTATTTTAGTCAGGAAAAAAAAGAGGTTGTTGCTCAACAAGAAGTTAGAGAAGGACAAATGATTCAGGATGTCCCTATATTAGTACGGTCTTCTAATAGTGGAGATAAGATATATCTTGTTAAAGATGGTACAAAACACTGGATAACATCACCTCAAGTATTAAAGGCTTTGGGATTTGATTTTGGACAAGAGAAAGAAATAGATAAGATAATAATGGCTAATTTGATGTCGGGTGAGCCAATTAGAATGGAAAATGTTAATAATTATATTCTTCCAGTACCAGAGGTTGTAGAAGAAAAAGAGGTTGTTGAACCAGTCAATGAGGTTGAAAACGATCGTATAGAGGGTTATATGACAATAGTCATTCCTTGTATTCTTACTGCTTCTAGTGTTAGCAATCTTACAGAATATGTTGCTAATCTAAAAAAATATTTTAGTGGTGAGATAATTTCAGTTGTCAAAAATGAATGTGATTATAAAGGGTATTCCCCTATATTTGGTAATAAAGTTATTGAATGTGAGGATTTAAATGAGGGAGTAGAAAGAGCAAGGAGGGTGGCAAGAGGGGAGGCAATAGTATGCGATTTTCTATAATCACACCTATTTTTATAGGAGACGACTATGATAAGGAAAGAAGGCTCAAATTATTTAAGGAATGTGCTGAGAGTGTTATGGCACAAGATTTTAAAGATTTTGAATGGCTTATCGTTAATGATGGGAGTACTATTGAATTTCAAGTACCTCATGACGAGAGGGTTAGGGTTGTTACGCAGCAAAATCTCAATAGGATTGTATCCTTTGAAACAGGACTTAGGGAATCAAAAGGAGAGATTATTTGTTTTCTGGATTCCGATGACAGATATGAGTCCAATTATCTATCCCTTGTCGACAAAGCATTCAAAGAAAACCCGAAATACAGTATTGTCAATTTTGGCAACAAAAACGTATCTCCTGACGGGACAAGTTGGCTCAGAGATGAGTTCAGGCCAAAGAAAAAGAAGATTGGTCATGAGATCTTCGAGGGGGGACAAATTGTGAATGGAACATACCCATTTAAAAGAGAAGTATATGAGGATCTAGGTGGTTTTCCGCCCTACCACCTAGAGAAAGTAGATTGTACTGAAATAAATTACCCTCAATATGAGGGACAAGAGGAGCCTTATATTAGAGATTTATTTATGACTTCTCCTTATGATTTTTCAGCAGCAGCACAATTAGAATTTCCTGAACTACAGAAATTTTATATGGTAAAACATCCAGATCATCCTAAAAATCTAGTTAAAGAATTTGGTAATCCTTGGGGACAAGATTTTTATTATTTTTATAAAATAACACGTAAATATCATAGCTTGCCAATACATATTCATCCATTAATAGTTAATTTAAAAGTATGACAGGCCCAATAGACATTTTTATCACAGCATACCTAAGACCAACCTTTACAGGAGAGACTATACGGTATCTTAGAAGTAGAACAAAGTACCCATATAGGTTATTTCTAATCGATCAAGGAGGCAACCAAATGTATAAGGATGCAGTAGATTACTATATAAAACTAGAACCTACTACTAATATTCACACTGCATGGAATATAGCTAAAGAAATGGCAGAATCAGAATATTTTATAACTTCGGATAATGATATATATGTACCAGAATTGATAGGAGATCCAACTTCTGATTTGAATGGAACTACTGACTGGTTGCAAAGACTGGTAAGATATATGGATGAGAGACCCGATTATGCGGCTATTAGTCTCCATCCTCACGTGCTTATTGGTGCTGTTTCTTTTGACCCTAGTGATCCAGAAGATGTAAAAGAAGTAGATCACTGTGGAGCTGTAATGAGGATCATGAGAACTGAGGCGGTAAGACAAGTTGGTGGTTGGGAACACAAACTAGAAAAAGGTAGAAATCACGAAGAACGATATATTTGTGGAAAGCTACATGACATTGGTTATAAGACAGGGAGGACAACAAGAATACGTGCATATCATCCTTTTAGTAAAAATTGGGGGTATCCAGAAGATATGACCCCAGAAGAACATGGACACAGACCTGAATTGAAAGATCAAGTAGAAGCAGCTGACCAACCGTCAGCATATGATTCAAAAACATGGTTGCCAAAATATTAAGAAAGAAACAAAAGATACTCGTTACTGGAAGTTCGGGCTTCATAGGCTCAAATCTATTACCAAAATTAGATAAGCATATCGTTATTACCTATGACCGTAAGGATGGGAAGGATATTTTTAATAATGAATTTGAAGAAGCAGTTAAAAAAGCTGACGTTGTTATTCATCTAGCTGCTCAGGTAAATGTTAATAAGTCACATGAGAAGCCCCAAGAGACCTTTACCCTAAATGTTTTAGGGACTGCACGGGTAGTAGAGCTTTGTCTTAGGCACAAGAAGAAGCTTATCTATCCCTCTACGGCTGCTGTGCATAATCCAGACTCATCCCCTTACGCTTTTAGCAAAGGGCTTGCGGAACAAATCGTAAGGGGTGTGGGTAAAGAAATCCCTACTGTTGTATTAAGACTCTTTAATGTATATGGAGAAGGAATGAATCCAGACAGTGGATCGATAATGTACAACTTCCTTACTTCACCTAAAATTAAAATATATGGCGACGGTGAGCAAAGTCGTGACTTTATCAACGTTACTGACGTTACAAACATTATGGTGGATGCCTTAAAGAAAAAATGGGATGGTAAACTTGTCGAAGTGGGTACGGGTCAAGCATATACCGCTAACTATATAGCAGGATTGTTTAAATACTATCAAAATAAAGAAATAGTTTATGATAAACCACGTAAGGAAATAAAATGGAGTACTGCTAATGTAGAACAATTGAAAACTATATATAATGAAGAGTTAACAACTAATATTGAAGCTGATGTGAGAGAGTTATGTGCTAAACAAATGATGTTATGAGAAAAAAAGTATCAATTATAATGACCGCATATAACGTGGAGAAGTATCAGGTTCATATGACGATGTTGGCAATAGATTGTATTACTAAATACACAGAGCCATGGGATTATGAGCTGATTTTAATGTCAGATTCAGAATGTGCACCTGTGAGAGATGATTATCATACTTTAAAAATAGATAAATACATTAAAACTAAAGGAGAAAGTTATACCCAGGCGATGAACCATGGTGCTCGTGAAGCAAGTGGGGATGTTTTAGTGTTTATCCAAAACGATGTATTTGTTCATGAAGGATGGTTGGAAGACCTTCTTTATTATATAGAAGTAATGGACTTTGAATGTGTATTCCCAGATCAGGCCCCACGAACTAGAGAATATATCAAGGAAACCTATAAATTAGAAATGGAAGATGCCCGTAAGGGGAGTAGAGATGCTGGGCTTATGATGATAACTCGTGAAGCTTTTGAAAGAGTAGGTGGGTGGAATGAGGAATTGACGTTGCTTTGTGAGAGAGATTTTTATGAACGAATGTTAAAGGTTTCCGTGAGATGGACTGATACTTGTAAGGTTCAAATAGCACATATTATGGCAGCTACTAATTTACATAGATTAGATACAAATCCAAAAGAATATGAAGAAATGATGACACATGATGCGAATATACTAAACCATGAAAATAACTGATCCAGTCAATTTTTGGGAGTCGGAAGATTTTGAACAACCTTATCAGATGGGTATGATGCCTCATCGTGAATATCTTTTAGATCTTCTCCAAGATTATGGAGTACGATCAATCTTAGATGATGGTTGTGGGACTGCTCCTCTTTACCAGTTAATTAAAGAAACTGGAGTACCTACAGATGATATGGTAACAATGATAAAACGATGGAAGTTTAAATATAAGGGTACTGATTACTCCCGAACAATGATAGAGACCTGTAAAAGGGAATTTCCAGAAGGAGATTTTGAGGTAGAGGATGCTAGGAAACTGACTGAATCTGATAACTCATGGGATTGTGTAGTTTTAATGCATGCTCTCGATCATTTAGATGATTATCAAGCGGCAATCAAAGAAGCGGCACGAGTATCGAAAAGATATGTATGTATTATTTTATGGCGTGGTTTTGAGCAGAATCAATATACTCATTTAAATGATAGAAATACATTTGGTAAGAAAGAAGGGGAAGAACCATGGAAAGACACTTATTTACAGGAATTTTCAAAAGAAGCATTAAATGATGCTTATAAATTAGCAGGACTTAAGATAGTCCATGAGAAGGAAATAGGAGGAGACTATTCTAAATATAATTACCTTGTTTTACTAGAGAAGATATGAATACAGTACAAATAATAGTATGTTGGGCTTGTAAAAAAGGTGGAGAAGCAGGGCCACTAGTCAAGATAGGTAAATACGACTACGTCCATAAAACGTGTGGTGGTAAAGCTCCAATAATAGAAAATGCTTCTTTTGTTAATGAAAATAGGTTGGAAGCAAAAGACATTAAGATATTAAAACAACAAATGGAGGAAAAGAAATGATAGACCCAAAAGACGTCACGATCGTAATACCACATTTAGGAGGAACACCTGAGTCTGAATATGCTTTGGATGAGTGTCTTAAATCATTAAAGGAAACGGTGCCTGATATCAGGGTAATTGTTGCTAAAAATGGTGCTTTATGTGGTGCCATCCATGGTCATCAAGATAGAATTATCGTGTATAAACAAGGCCAATGCCAAGCCGTCAATGCAGCAGTAGCTACTACTAACACTCCTTGGATATTTGTAACAAACGATGACATGATTTATGCCCCTGGATGGTGGGCTAAACTCACTTCTTTCATTGGGGATTATAAGTGCATATCTCCTAAATTAGTTGAACCTCGTCCAGGAGCACCTACTTTTGAAGTATTAGAAGCTGGTGGAGCAGGTGGAGATTTTAATAAAAAATTGTTCCTAGAATACACATTGAATCGTATTGGCGGAGGATTAATGACAGGATTTAATTTACCATTTCTTATTAGTCGTGATTTGTGGGACACAGTAGGTGGATATGATATTAACTATGACCCCTGGGGAAGTAACTCTGATAGTGATTTGGAATACAAAATAAAACTAGCTGGTATTCAACCATATCAAGATACTGATTGTGTTGTTTATCACTTCTCTCAAACTTCTGGAACATTCGAACCACGCAATGATGAATATAGATTTAAGAACTACGAGTACTTTAAGAATAAATGGGGTTTTGATAGAACGGATGATGGAATATGGGAGGCTACATTTAAAATACCAACAAGAGAAGAAGGAAGAATTTATACACCCGTTTGGGAGGGAAAGTATGGAAGATTGTCTCAAGAGTGAACTTTTAAAATTAAAAGAAGATGAGATATATTGCGAGATTGGTGCTAATAAAGATACGATACATTTGGCTTTTGGTCTTGGCAAAAAGATCAAAATCTACGCAGTTGATGATGAATACGATTGTGGAACGGGAATTGATGATCCCTGCGTACGTATTAATCTATTACAGGGAAGGTCAAAAGATGTATGCGACGAATGGTTCAGAGAGACGGATGAAAGCTTCATCTCTGTCCTTCTCATTAATGAAGATTTTGAGAAAAACTTTAAATTATGGCATGAATATGTTAAACCGAGGGGAACAATAATTATGAATACTACTAACTTTGTAGATCTAAACTATAAGATTGAAAGAAACGAAAAATATTTGAAAATTAGCCTTTAACCATGGGAAAAGTAAGAATTGGGTAAGGGTTAGCAAACAAACTATGTCTCTGTCATTATATGAAATTTAAAAAGAAGATTATAAAAGTAACTACAAGAGAAGAGAGGGATAAGGAGCGTTTAAGACATGGTAAATATAGGGTCTTGAAGTACAGTTTGGGTTATAGGGGAGAGATGGAAGCTCTAAAGATATTAGGAGTAGAGAGAAAAGCTTTTCTAGAAGATGGGTGTGATATTATTTGGGGAGGTAAAAAGGTTGATGTAAAGACTGGCAATATCAAAGATAATGCTTGGACGTTTCATCTGGGCCATCAAAAAGGTAACGTTGACTATTTCTTTTGTATTTGTAAGATAGATGATCTTACTAAATATAGAATATTAATTCCTGATAGAGATATTCCAATTAAAACTTTGTATATTAATAAAAAAAATATTGACAACTATTCGAATTACTTTATATGACTTTAATAAAAGGGGTACAAAAAATAACAGGAAACACATTTGAAGATAATCGTGGAATTATTCACGAAGTATTCAAAAACTATTCTATTCGTTCAGTAACTCATACAAGTTCTGTAAAGAATAGTTTGAGAGGAGTTCACATACAAGATTGGAATAAAATTGTGTATTTGGCTAAAGGAAAAATAATTGCAGGATTTTACAATCCTATGACAAAACAAAAACAACAATTTCCAATGCAAGCAGGAGAGGCATATTTAGTAGAAAAAGGAATTGGAAATTCATATTATGTTTTAGAGGATGCAGAATATTTTTATTTTAATACTGAAGATTATGACGTATCAAAAACGAGGACAGTAAGTTATAAAATGTTTGATTGGCCTGATAATCCAATAGTTTCTAAGAAAGATGAGGAGGCAAAATGATTAATTACGAAGAGTTAGATTCAAAAGCAAACTTAGGAGCATTTAGTACTTTTGATTCAGAGGCACTAATGCCAGAGGTAGCAATGTTAAAGGAGGATGATATATATCTTGAAGTAGGTGTCGATAAAGGAAAGTCTCTTTCAATAGCTAGAATGGTAAACCCAAAATGTCATATATGGGGAGTTGATATACAACCGAATCCTGAGGTTCCAAATACAGATTTTTTACATGGCGATAGTGTAGCAATGGCTAAAAGGTGGGAAGAAGAAGATATGGATAAGATCTCAGTCTTATTTATAGACGGGGATCATAGTTATCAGGGTTGTAAGAGAGATATAGATGCTTGGTATCCTCATATGAAAAAAGAGGGAGTAATGATGTTTCACGATTGTGATGAGACAAGTCCTGGTGTAGTGCAAGCGGTGGCAGAATTTGTAAATACTCATACTGTTAAAAGATGGCTGATTTTTAAGAGAACAGATAAAAATACTAGTATGTCAGCAATATGGTTATAAACTGGATAGGAAATTTTGGTAATGGTTATGTAGGGGAGCAGGGTGATTCTGTACATCTGTGTCGTGAGTTACGTGCATTAGGTCACAAAGTTCGTCAGATACCACAGGATGAATTTAGAGAATACGTATTAGAAGGATATCCAAAAAATAAATATCCTAACGTTCCTGAAGATATAGAAGCAGATATTAATATAATAATGAAGTGGGATGCTTTTTACGATGAGAGATTTATTAATTCGTTAAAGCTTATTTCATTAGCTCCTGTGTTTTATTGGGTGTGGGATTATATGGATTGGAATGGTCTTCCAGATTGGCATATTAAAGCAGTTGAAGCATGTGATTTATATCTAGGAAATGATGTAAGAAACCCTAAATATAGAAGCCTTCCAAAACAAAATTTATACTATTTCCCTTTTGATGTAGCTGATGGGAATTTAAAAGCTGTTAAAAATGAAAAATCATTTGATGTGGTATTTTTCGGATCATGGATAAATCAGGGGGATCGTCAAGATTGGTTACGAGAGATTAATAACACAAATCCTATTACTGTATTTTCCTGGAATTATGAGGATTGGCCTCAGGAATTTAATGCTATGCCACCTGTTTATGGGGAGAATTTTATGGACGCTGTTTCTAGATCCAAGATAATTCTTGGATTTAATGTTGAGCCAAATTGCTGGGGGTATTGGTCTAATAGGGTAGGCAAGACGTTGTTAGCAGGGGGATTTCTCCTCCAACAATACTCCCCAGGAATGGAACTATTTTTACGAGATGGGGTTGAGTATTTCTCTTCAGTAGAAGAAGCTAGGGAAAAAATAGATCATTATCTTATTGCGGATACAGAAAGAAATAGAATTTCTAAAATAGGTTGGATGATAGGTCAGGAACGATTCTCTTCTAAGGAAAGAGTTAAGGATTTAGTAATTTTAATAGAAAGATACTTAAAAAAGGAGGATTCAATATGGATGTCATAAATCAAGAAGATCTTTGGTTTTCTACTCCTGCTACGGATACTTTGTGCCGTGGTGGGCATAATGGGCCTGATCATCCTACTCAATTATATGCACTTAAAAAGTATTGGAATCCTCTATCAGACTCAATACTAGATTATGGAGCAGGAAGTGGTACGACTTATGAAGCAATACAAAAAGCATGGCCTGAGGTTGCTGTTCGATATAGGGGTCTTGATGTAATAAAGAAAAATGCTGATTGGTGTAATAAGCATTTTAAAACGGACGTGTTCCATTATAATGATGGACTTCACGTGATAGATGCTGAAGATAAATCATTTGATTTAGTTTATTCACGTCATGTTGTAGACCATATGGATTCATTCGAGAAGGCTATGGATGAGCATAAGAGGGTAGCTAGAAATATGGTTATTGTTGTTGGATGGGTTCCTCTTTCAAATCAAGATGACCATGAGATTAAAAATATAGATTTTCGTCCTAGTAGTGGAAGACTTTATCCTGATGAGTACACAAATATTTATTCACGTAAAAAAGTTCAAGAATATTTAAAAGATCCTGAATGGGAAGTCTTAGAATTTTCAGAAGAAGTTGGAGTTAAGCATGGAGGACATGATTGGGTTATTGTACTGAGAAAGAAGGTGATTGATAAGTGAATCTAAATAAACTAGCACAAAAAGTAACTTTACTAGAAGGGCAAAAAAAGAGTCAATCTATAGCACAAGTAAAAGAAGTGATGAGATTGATATGTATAGAGTTGTCTAAAATGTCAGTAACAGAACTAGCTGAAGTACTTAAAAAGTATAAATAATATGAGTCGTATTGCTATAGCCGATAACACAGGCAAAAAATTCCTACAGGATGTAATAGATCATTGGGTAAAAATTGGTCATGAGGTTAAATATGAGAGGGGTTCCTCTGAATATTTAGCTCAATGGGCAGATGTATATTATGTGGAATGGATAGATGGAAATTTAGATTATTTATGGAAACTTTATAATGATCCTGAATGTGAAAATCGAACTTCAGATTGGGATAACAATAAGAAGCCTAAAATTATTTGTAGGATGATAGATTGGGATATTTGGTGTGATTATATTTCAACTAAGAATCCTAAATATATTGAATTTTGTGACACCATAATATCAATTGCTCCTCATATGAAGCGTAAATTAATAGAAAACGGTGTTCCAGAAGAGAAAATAGCTCTTATCAAACCTGGGGTTAATATAGATAAATTTCCTTTAAAGGTAAATTATAGAACTGATGGATTTCAACTTGGAATGGCTTTGGGGGATATGTGGTGGCCTAAAAACCATATGGGTGGGTTAGATATTTTCACACAACTATATAGAAGAGATAATAGATGGAGACTTCACATTCGAGGGCAACATGAAGGGGGAGAGTATTGGCCTGTTATGTATGAGCATTATATAGAGAGTCGAGGGATAAGAGATGTGGTAACTTTATACCCTCCTTTAGATGATATGAATGAATTTTATAATAAGATAGATATTCTTCTTCATCCTGGAATGAAAGAAACCTTCTCTTACGCTACTGCTGAAGCCATGAGTAAGGGTATACCTGCGATAGTAAATGAATTCTATGGGAGTCTTGATATATGGCCGAAGCATATGTTGTATCAAACTCATGCAGAAGCGATTAAGAAAATAGAATCAATACAGGGAATGAATGTAGATAAGGCTTTACGTGATTGGATAAAAAATAATTATTCTCAAGAGGCAATGAATGAGGCATATGATAAATTACTATGAATGAACAGGAACAACAAGCATGGGATCTTATAAACACTCCATACGGAGGATTCTCTAATAAGAATCTTGCTGAGGCATTAGGAGTGACAAAAGGTGAAGCAAAACGAATCAGAAAGCAGGTTGTAAAAGAACAAGGAATCAAACCAGGACGATGAATATAACAGATATTAGAAAAGTAGCAATAATGGAATCAGATGACACTGAGGATCATTTTGACCGTAATGGGCTAAATTACCTTTTCTATTGGAAGGCTAAGTATCCACGCTTTAAGATCTCCCTCTTTACGATACCAGGTAAAACTTCTCGAGAAATGGTATCTCTTCTTGCAAGACATTCTGATTGGATAGAACTTCTGGTGCATGGATTTACCCACTCTTCTAACTTTGAGTGTTTTGATTGGGACTACGACAAGACTAAGGAGCTTATGAGCATACTCCCAGATAAAGGGTATCAAAAGATCTTCAAGGCACCAGGATGGACTATAACTCCCGATCTCTGTGGGTATCCTGCACGGGAAGACCAATTAATCTATAAAGACAAACAAGCGGTATACAAGGCATTATCCAATTTAGACTTTATAGTGACAGATAGACATTACAATAAGCCACGAAGGTTGGATAATGGAAAGTATATCTGTGTAGACTGTAATCCAGACATTATTCACATGCATACGTGGCCGATGCCACAAGGTGCAGAGCCTAATGGATATCCTCAAGTAGAGACAAATGGAACTCCATGGAATCACGAGACAGAATTTCACTTCATGTCAGAGGCATGGGAGAAAGGATTGATAAAACCCTGTGAATAA